ACAACCTCTAAGAATGCCGCTAGAGCTAAATACGAAAAAGAACACGGAAAGCTTAGGTCTAGAAATCAAACTGTGGACCACATAAACAGCAAACACAGCGATAACAGGAGTAGTAACTTACAGGTTCTCGATAAAGGCAAGAACACAGCTAAAGAGAATAAGCGTAGAGCCAAAAAGAAGTAATAAAAAAGGCCCGGTTTCCCGGGCCTTTCTCATTATGATGGAAATTTATCCAACCATTTTGTAATACTCGGTTCTTCTGGAGAACCATCGTATGCGTCAGGACCTAGTCCCCAAGAGCCCCAATTCGTTCCACGAGCCGTCATATAGAAGGCCGCTTTAGCATTGGTTACTGGATCAAATAGATCACTGTCTTTTGCGATATTGAATTTTTCCCTACGAACCTCTCCCAGATTACCAATCATGTTAATTTGGAATAGTCCATAGGAATTGTCCCCAGTAGCTGGAGTATTGTTTCGGGATGTTGGGTGCCCCCGAGATTCCCTCATGACTACCGACCAGGCTATTTTTAAGGATTCACCCTTAAAACCAACCAGCGATAGCATGTCTACAAGTTCCGTATCAGTGAGCTCGGTGGCTCCGCGGTACTTGTCTAACGGGTCTATAATTTTAACTGTAGCTGTAGATCCGTCTACTATAGGGGCAGTTTCTGCCGCTAAAGCGTTTGGTACTCCAACTATCAGTAGTCCGTATAGGACTAGCATTGCTACATGCGATTTTTCATAACTTTGCACTCGGTCTCCTAGGCTAGAAGGCCAGTCCTGACTTCGTATGCCTGTCACACATACTAAGCAACTTAGCCTCTTTCTGCCAAGTTCGGTCTGCAACCCTTTTGTTACGGAGGTGCTGATGCCCAGATCTCTCTGGGCACAAAGAAACCTTAGCAGTAACTACAGGGGGTCAGCAACCAAGAACAGCGTGTAGAATAAAGTTTCTTAAATCGAGAGGAATATCACATGTCTGCATGGTCAGCACCCTGGAACGCACCGCAAATCAACGTAGAGGCTGTAATTGAGCCTATTGTAGAAGCTGTTGCACCAGTAGAAGCACCGGCACCAGAAGTTAAAGTAGAAGAAGTTTCTGATAAAAAGTCCGCAAAGAAGTCTGAAACACTCGCTGAAGAAGAATGAGGGTAGAGCGCATCGTTACGCGGCAAGGGCATCCCGTACCGGAAACAGCGCATCAGCCTAAGGGACCTTTTCCACCAGAGTTATTTGAGTCCGCACCAATTGTAACTGATTACCACCCACAGCCAGATGGAGGGGTGGATGTTCCTGTTGGCGGAACAGCGCAGAATAATTTTCAAGCTACGCGTTGGTTTAGGTGTAAAGTATGCAATGCAGTATTACGTGAACAAGAAGTAGATGATCATAATTGTGAGGACTAATCGTGGCAAATCCAAGAGACGTAGGTCCGTTCTATTGGCACACTCTTGTCTACCCCGTAAAGCCTAAAGAGTTTTGGGAACGAGCAGAAACTCAAGAAATAGCCGAACCTTATAGAGGTGGGGTTGGGGTATCAATTAGACTACCACTCACTAGACTAGCTATAGTTATCGGTAAGTGGAACGCTAGTTTTGATGAGGGACAAGCACTAACAAACGCTATACGAGGCAGATACCTTCCAGAAGAAGAAGTTGACTGGGAGTACATACGATACGGAGCAAAAGATGGGGACAATGTTTAAGAAGAAGCGTAATCCTGAACGTGAGCGCACTAAGATTGAAAAACGTGTTGAATCACTTCCTACTACTGAACTTTTACCTTGGATTGAAAACGCCCTATACGCTATAGGTAAAAATCTATCTGTCTGGCAAAAAACGCAAGATGCCTACGCTTTAGAAGAAGCTCGTATGGGCGCAGAGGCGCTGCACGTTATTCTTGAAACATTAAAGAAAAGAAACCCCTAATGAGTGAGTTTGAACATAGCGATCAATTTGAAGAGATAGATCCCGAAGACCTCATCTTTGATGAGGAAGAGGATGATCTACCCGAAGAAGAACCGGATGAGCTTGACGAACTATCAAAAGAGTTTGTAAAAGCACTGGTAGAGAAAATTATGCAGTTCCAAGAAATGCTGGTTGGATATAAGCTGCACTCTTATCAAGCGCCCTTAGCCCGTAGAATTATTGAATCTGTCATTATCAATGACGGTGAAGAGGTAACTGCACTTGCTTCTCGTCAGTCGGGTAAATCAGAAACTATTGCAAATACTGTAGCTACACTTATGGTTATCCTCCCTAAACTTGCCAAGATGTACCCAGACCTATTAGGTAAGTTTGGTGACGGTATTTGGGTAGGTATGTTTGCCCCAATTCAATCCCAGGTTGAAACCTTGTACGGAAGAACCGTTTCCCGCCTTACTAGCGAACGTGCTCTAGAGGTATTGGGAGACCCTGAAATTGACGACATGGCTACTAAAAGTCCAGGAGTCATCCGAAACATAAAATTAAAGCACAGCGGTAGCACTCTAATGATGATGACAGCTAACCCACGTGCAAAGATCGAATCTAAGTCTTTCCACCTAATTATCATTGACGAGTGTCAAGAAGCAGACGACTTCGTAGTATCTAAGTCAATTGCTCCGATGGGTGCGTACTACAACGCCACCATTGTAAAGACCGGAACTCCTAGCACAATGAAGAACAACTTCTATAGAGCTATTCAACTAAACAAACGCCGTCAAACGGGCAGATCCGCTAAACAAAACCATTTTCAATGGGACTGGCGAGATGTGGCAAAAGTTAATACAAACTACGAAAAGTTTATTAAAAAAGAGATGCTACGTATCGGAGAGGATTCCGATGAATTCCAGCTGTCCTACAACTGCAAGTGGTTGCTAGAACGAGGAATGTTTGTAACTTCTTCTATTATGGATGATTTAGGGGATACCTCTCAAGAGCTTATTAAAAGTTGGCATAGGTCCCCTGTAGTTGTTGGCATCGACCCTGCTAGAAAAATGGACTCAACTGTAGTAACAGTTGTATGGGTTGACTGGGATAGGCCAGATGAGTTTGGCTACTACGACCACCGTATTCTAAATTGGTTAGAAATTCAAGGAGACGATTGGGAGGAGCAGTACTTCCAGATTGTTAACTTTTTAAACAACTACGATGTTCTGGCTATTGGGGTGGACTCTAACGGAGTCGGAGATGCCGTAGCTGGCAGACTAAAGATACTGATGCCTAGAGCAGAGGTAATCCCTGTAACTTCAAGCCCTACAGAGCAGTCTAAGCGTTGGAAACATATGCAAGCCCTAATTCAACGTCAAATGGTGTCTTGGCCAGCCCACGCTAAAACACGTCGCCTACGTACCTGGAAAAAGTTTTATCAACAGATGACTGATGCAGAAGTGCAATATAAGGGCCCAAACTTTATGGTTTCTGCCCCTGACGAAGCCCATGCCCATGATGACTTTGTGGACTCCCTAGCCATCGCTTGCTCTATGACTCAAGACATGGTTATGCCTACAGTAGAAGTAAGCTCTTCTCCATTTTTTTCTTAATTTAGCATTTAAAAACCTCCCTTAAGGTAGAGACTTATACCTGAGGACCCTCAATCCCTATGCATAAGGAGTAAAAATGGCAGTAGAAAATATCGCCCCAACACCTCAGTTCCCTGAGAAAGTTGGAGCAACGTATGAACGAAAGATGGCAGAAGCGATGCCAGGCCTACGTGGCCCACTTCGATTTGAAGAAGGTATTGCAACTGACACAGATGTCCCAAGTGATTTTCAGCTTGGCTTGGATCAGGGTTATGACACCCCAGCCGGTCGTCCTAACCACAACACTAACGTGTTTGAAAAGTATCCAGAAGAAACAATGAAGCAGCGTGCACATGTTGGCTCAGCCGCATGGGTAGAAGCACCTGCGTACCTCGGTGAATTTTCACAAGGTAACTTCGGAGATCACTCTCAGGTAGTTATCGAAGAGGTAATCCGCTCAGGCGGTCGCTACCAACGTATGAATCCTGCTCAAGTAGCAGACTAAGTACAGTAGACTACATAGGGCTCCCAGCCTCGTACCCCTTCTCCGAGGCTGGGCGCTCTACTAACAGGAGGATTAAATGGCGGATGTTCCAGCAAACCCAAAACTTTGGAATTTGTTACTACGTCAAGCCAAAGCAAAATATCCTTCTCACGGTAAGAATTTAGCATTCCCCGCATCTAAATGGTTGCGTGAGGAATACTCTAGACAGGGCGGCAAGTTTGTCGGTTCTAAGAGAGAAGTTGATCCAAAGCTACGTGATGTAAAGCAAGATCAAGAAGATGCTAAAAAACGCAAACTTGCAGAGAAAAAGAAAAAACAAAAACAAATGGGGTTTTTAAATTAAGATGGGGAGTTGTGAATAATGGCTGGTGGTATTGATTTTTCACCTCCCAGTTACAGAGCTGCGTCCTCTGACTTAACTATCTCGATTTCTCCGCTTGGTCTAGTAGAACTTGCAGATGAAGAGTTTGAAGTACATGGTCCGAGACTAAATCGTTACTCTCTTAACTGGGCAATGTATCTTGGACACCATTGGTCATACCGCCGTGAGATCGGTGAATCTCAAATGGTATACAACTATTACAGAGCATTTACTGATTACATTATTAACTTTACATTTGGCCGTGGAGCTTCTTTCCGCAGCCCTTCAGAAACAGAAGCTGTAGTTCCTGACATCCTAAAGCGTGTGTGGGAAACAGATAATGACAAGTATTCAATTATGTGGGAAATGGGCCAGCAAGGCGGAGTTTCTGGAGACTGCTTTGTTAAAGTAGCTTACGAAGAAGGTTATGAAGACTCTATTGGCAGATTCCATCCTGGACGAGTAAGAATCCTCCCACTTAACGCTTCTTTTTGTTTTCCAGAGTTTCACCCGCACGATCGTTCACGTTTAATTCGTTTTAAGTTAAAGTACCGTTTCTGGGGCACATCTGCCGAAGGTACTAGATCTGTATACACATACACAGAAATCCTTACAGACGACCGTATTGAAGAGTACATCAATGATGAGATTATTGACTCTCGTCCAAACCCAATTGGTGTAGTTCCAGTTATTCATATTCCTAATACTCGTGTATCTGGTTCCCCATGGGGCTTGTCAGATTGTCACGACATCATTGTTCTTAATCGTAACTATAACGAAGTAGCAACAGATATCGCAGACATTGTCAACTAC